TATTCAACATCAGTAATCATCCTCAGTCCTTGGGGGATTCTTAAACTGATACCTACAAAATGCGTTAGGTGTATTCAGTCCACCACCAGCTACACCAAGACGACTGCCCAGAGTTTTAGCTTTCCTATTAAGATCATCTGATAGCATACGGTAGTTTTTCAATAGGTCGCTATACTCTACAAGTAAGTCACCATCAATTTCTGTAGTCACCAACCTAGCATATTTAGCAATCAGTGAATCAGAGATATAGATAGCTGCGTAGTAAACATCATCTTGGCTCTCAGATAGACCAAAGTTAATCTCTTCGTCTTGAACCTGAGGCTTATTGCTTTCGGTATCACCTACGAGGAACCTTACTACATTAAGACGCCCTGCGGCTGTACTTTTATCCAAATCAGTTGGGTCGTATGTCCACGCCATAGGGCAATCCTTTAATCAACTAGTAGTTTGTCTCTAATGGTGAAGAAGTCTTCTTCTACCCAAGCATTGTTACGTAGGAAGCTTCTAATCAATCCACGTTGCTTATCTTCAATACGGGATTTCTTACACTTCTTATCATTAAACTCAGAAGTGCTGTTAGTTCTAGTCTTAACAATAACATTAATTGAATCTACAAGTTTACCTAGTAGTTCACTGTTAAGTTCACTTAGTCTATCCCCAACCTTAGCCTGCTTCTCTAGTTCTTCATTATGATAAATCATATCATTAATAAACCACAGACGGGCAGTTTCGTAAGGGACTTCCATCTCTTGCCAAGGTAGGTTTTGGTTATACTTGAAAGTTTTACCTTGCCACTTAATACTGTTGTGCATCCCTTTTACAAATACAGGAATGGCCACTTGAAGGTCTTTATACATAATTTTATCCTAGTCGGGTTAGGGAAAGGTTAGCCCCCGAAAGAGCTAACCATTTTATTTAGATAATGTCCGAAACATAAGTACCAAGGTTAGACCCGGTAACTTTCATGTCGTAAGCCATACCCATGTGAGTTTGCTCAGCTACACCTTTACGGTCCAGTGCAGCATCACCAGCCCAAGTTTGAGCAGTAATACCGTAGGAGAAACCTTCCACTTGGTTCCAAGCAAAGATAGCTCCAGCAGAAGCTACATCAATACCAGACTCCATCGGTGAGTGTACCATCAGCATTTGGTTAGCAACCATACGTGCACGGTTCTCAGCTTCGCCATGGTTAGCTTGGTTAGAAACCGCATCGGCCCAAATGATCTCATCAACTTCAAACACAGAAGCGATAATAGCATCGTTAACCATAGCAGGGTTAGTAACCGAAGCACCACCGTTAATACGACCCAGAAGCTGTGTGTTCTGTAGAAGGAAACGTTTGATGTCTTTTGTCAGGACAATCTTGTTAGCCTTCAGACCATAGTTACGGATTTCGAAGTCTTCTTTCCACTTCTGAACATCATTCAGAGGAAGGGAAGCACCATCAGACCACTTAGTGAAGTCAGTAGTACCAGCAAGATCTTCACCCCAAACACCTGTTGTCAGATATGTGGAGATCCAGTCACGGTCTCTTTTCTTCAGCATGTTGTCCATCAGAAGACGTGCTTTACGCTCACGAGTACGAAGTAGGTTATCTTCGTTAGCAGCAGTTTTCTTGTCAATGTAGAACCCAGCAACATATTCTTCCGAGAAGTAACTATCGTCTGATTGAGTCAGTTCAAACATGTTTGGATCAGTGAGAGGTTCCCACTTAGTAACCAGATTGTCGAACTCACGGTTTTCTTCGGCAGCGTCAAAGACGTAATACTTATCCGATTGCTTTTCTACATCAATGACAGGGAAAACTCGACCAGCAAGATAGTTCTGTTCAGCGTAGTAGTTTGTAGCAAAGGAAGTTAGGTACTCATCATAATGTACGGCACCGGCAGTGTTATTAAAAGCCATTGTTTATTTTTCCTTCAATTAAGCTTTAGTGTACTGAGCTTCGCCAAGGAAGTCGATACGAACTAGTTCACCAGCACCACCAGCAGCTTCACGGGCGATACCTACAACAACGTCTGTAGATACAGCAGTAACAGCATTACCATTTGCATCAGCAGCAATTTCATCACCTACTGCAACAGCAGCACCAGCGTAGACATTCGGCTCACCACCGGTGATAACTACAGCAGTACGACCAGCAGCGGCAGGATCGTTCCAAAGAACACCGACAGCAGCTTCACCAGCACCAGACTGTACAACTGTGTCGTTTGCGGCACGTTTGAAGAAAGTGTACTGCTCAGCGGAGATATCTCCAGCAGCCTCATACTTACGTCCGTAACCAAGAATATTAGCAGAATAAGCCATTGATATTAACCTCTCAGAATAGCTTTTTGTAGCTCACGACCTTCGGCTGTTTTAGCAACCTCAACACGAGCTTTGTGGATACTTACATCATTTTCAGCCATGTATTCAGATACACGAGCTTCCATGATTTCTTTAGGGTCAGTCATGTCAGCTTCCACTGAAGACTCACCTTCTTCGTCCATTACACCAGCTAGAAGAGTATCAGCAGCTTTCAGTTGGGACATTACAACGTCTTTATCACCATCAAAGCTTTCAAGTGCCTCAGTGAGAGCAACAGCAGCTTTAGGGTCAAAGTTAGGGAAGTCAGCTTCTGCTCTTTCTTTAAGTGCAGCTTCTGCTTTTTCTTGTGTAGCTGTTTCAAGTGCTGCAACAACATGTTCAGGCAGGGAGGCCTTGTCAGTCATAACTCCAGCAACTTCAATCATCTCAGGCTCAGCCTCGGGTTCATCACGAGAAATACCTTCCGCAGTGATTGTATAACCTTCTGCTAGAACGGCACCTTGAAGAACCTCATGAGTGCCTTGAAGAGTACTCAGCTTCTCTTGTGCTTCCGTCAGATCAGCCTGTAGCTTTTCTACATCAGTTTCCATTTTCATTCCTTTAGTGTTGGTTTGAGTTAGGATTCCTCTCTGGCTGATCCCAGCGAGTTCTTCCATGACAGCATCATAGGATTTGACACCATCCACTAGGCCTAGCTCTACAGCTTGTTGACCTCTATAAACCCGTGCCTCAGTGTCACGGATAACTTGTTTATCAAGGCCTCTAGCTTCAGCTACGGCATCAATGAACATCTCGTAAGAACTATTTACAGACTCTTGCAAGTAATTTAGAGCTTCACCTTCCAGTGGCTCATGGGGGTTACCTGCTGTCTTCATATTTCCTGCGTGGATAAAAGTAGGTTTAATACCTACCATCTTATTTCTTTCAGATTGGTCTACATGCATGGCAACTACACCAATAGAACCGATAGAGCCTGTCTGAGAGGAATAAACTTTAGTTGCAGCAGATCCAATTAGGTAAGCAGCAGAAGCCATAGTATCTCTAGCATATGCGTAGATAGGCTTCTTCTCTTTAGCTTCCATGATGAAATCACGAAGGTCAAAAGCACCAGCTACTGATCCACCCGGAGAATCCATTTCAAGCATAATTGATTTTACTTGTGGATCATCTAGAGCTTCTTGTAGGTTAGCTTTGATAGCTTGGTAAGATTGGATACCAGAAGCAGCGTCTAAAGCAGAGCCTCTGTGTACCATAGAACCAATAATTGGTAGGTGGTACGTTCCATTACTTACCTTACTATCTTTAGCCTCTTTTGCTTCACCTTGTATGGAGAAAGCGCCTTCCTCAATACCTAGCTTATCACTAAGGACAGCCATAACTGTCTCTGCATACTCTGGAGTACATAGGTGAGGTTGATTAAAGATTAGCTCGTGGAGCCTAAGATATTGTTTCATTATATTTCCTTATGGAGCATCGGTAACAATATCGGCAGCGGTCATGTTAGTCATAGTAAGATCCGCTGTCGTTGTAACACCATTGTCTAACAAGTCCGGGAAAGTGTCTCCATCACCCATCCTCCACCAAGTATCAGCAGGTGCCGCTAGTGTGGTGAGGTCAAAAGGAGTACCACTGTTATAGATGTCTGCTACGTTTGCACTCTGATCACTATCCCATAAAGCTACTTCATCAACCCTACAGTTGTTCCTCATATAACCTGAGGAAACACTTCTTCCAATGTAAAGAACATCATCTGTAACATTACCGGAAAAACCATAGTTTTGATTGCTTTTACTTGTTGTTTGAAGTACGCCATCAATAAAGATAGAAAATCTGCTATAGTAGTTATTAATACTACCAGAAGCTACACCTGTAGTTCCACCATCATAAGTCACCATAATATGGTGCCAGACACCCGGTGTAAAACTATTCTGAGCCGTCTCAAAAACTAAGTTATTGAAGGCTGATCCGTAGGTTAACAACAGGTTTTTATCGTTTGGGTTACCTTGGTACTTAATTTCCACACCGCCGTCACTAAAACCAAAACTATCGCCATAATAGAACATCGTCTGGTTGTTGTTGTTAGAGCTTCCGGGTTTAAACCATAGCGATATAGTCCAAGCATCAGAGGAACCAGACCCATTACCCGTTCTAGACAAGAAGGGTACGTTGTTCGCAGTACCTGTTAAGTAATCTAGGTTGTTGAAGTTAACAGACCTAGTGTTGTTGTAAGGTGGATTACTAACCGTAAGAGTTAATCCCAGAGAAGAACTACCAATATAGTTAACAGCGGTCGCCGTAAAATTGTAAGTGTTGGCTGACAGAGAAGATCCTCCGATAAGCTTTCGTATATTACCCTCTACGGTAACAACTCCAGATGGGAGGTTGTCCCACTCATAACCTACACCACCTGTAGTTACTAACTCATAGTTTAGGGTGTCACCAACAGTCATTGCTAGTTGGCTTGGTGAAGTAAACACAGGTACACCAGAAGGACTACCTGCTGTGAGAAACAGTGCATTTAGATTGTTACATGTCTCGGTAGCACTTGAACCATAAGGTGTACCTGACTCGTCCACAAACTCATTAAAGTCAATTTGACTAAACACTTTGATTTCTCTTGCTAGGTCTGTAACATCAATATAAGTGTCTGAGGGGTTTACTTTACCTGCTCTCAATGAGTTCAAGAACTGTACGCCATTAGCATCTTGGATGAAAATAGCATTAGCTCCTGAGTCTTTATAGATTGTAATAGTCATCTAAGGTCCACCTCAATAGCTACACCAGCGTTAACTAAGGAGCCTCCTGTAGAAAGATTAACTTCCAAAAAGATATCATTGTCCCTAGTGTTTGCATCACCCATATAGATATAATTCATATCAAGTGATTGTCTGTAAGGGATACCAGCACCCTCATCAAGTCTACCTAGGCTTCTTTCTAGTGTATAAGCCCCCGGCCCTGACCCTAGAGAATACCTAAATTTAAGACTGGCGTTATTACTATTAGGTGTAATAGTGAAGTCTGGCCTAATCTTAAGGTCAGAACCTAATGGAAGCTTATAAGGGGTAATAGCTCCTGTATCGGTATTCATTAAAGGTAGAACATCATCTGGTGGGTACTGTAAGTTAGTGAAAGCACCTGCCCCATCATTAGTTATCCTAGTCCATGTGTCAGCTAAAAGGGTTATTGGTGTGATTGATGTAGCTAGGTCATTGTAGTCAGTAAAACCAAAGTGGTAAGCAATGGTTCTGCCTCTACGAACGAGATCTAGGTGATTCTCAAGCGGCATCTTCTTCATCCTCTACAGTTTCAGTTTTACTGTCGGGAGTTTCCTGAGGCATTACTTTAGCTTTAGCAGCCTCTTTCTTATCCTCTTGACTCTGCTCATAAACTTCTCTATCAAGGGAAGGTAGTTCAGCATTCTTCAACAGGGCATCGACAATATCAACTTGGTCTGCAAGACTAATATCAGCACCATTAAGATTACGTAGGTAGGAACCTAGTTCTTTGAGGTCATGAGGAGCTACATCACCAGCTTCAATTACTGGCATGTGATCATAGTTAAGTCCATTAAGTTCCCAAAGACGTTCAACCAATTGTTTGTTCAATACATCTACAACAGATTGGATGTAGCTTTCCAAAGCTCTAAGGAACAGATCAGTCTTAGATTTAGATAAAGCGTAGGAACCACTAGAGCTACTACCAAGCATTAGAAACTCTGACAGGATACTTCTAGCAATGTCATGCTGATAACGTTTGATAACCGGGTCAATATCAATGTTACGGTTACCTTCAGAAGACATCAGACTAATATCTAGAAGTCTGTGGTTTGAAGGGGCACCCTCTTTATCTGGATACATGTCAGAAGGAAGTAGAATGTAACCATCACGTCCAAACTTGACATTCTCTAGAACTTCCTTTAAACTAGTAACGATAGCCTTCTGAGAATCAGTAGCATCTGTTGCTAGGTAGTCAGAAGGGATACGACCAACAGGGATACCATTGAGTTCCCTTTCGATAGCAATAGCTTCAATACTTTGGAAGTTGTTCAGGTATGTGTAGCTAGTGAAAGCATTTCTTAGGATACTTCTACCAGAAGGATCACCATTGACAGTAGGTGTTTTGTAGTATAGGCTTTTATCTAGTGGGATATACTGCCCACCACCTGTACCAAAACCTGTGTTCTGCCAAAGACCTTTAACGTCACCTGATTTACGTTCAACATCGAACTTAGTGATTGTCCAAGGTGCCCGAGAGGCGATCTTACGTACACCAAGTCTACCATCGTTAAACTTTGATCTTTTCTTAGGATTACTGTTGTTTGGTCCTTGTCTACGTTTGTAAACAACCTCAAACCAAGAGAAACCGTAAGATAGGAATGAGAGGGATTCACTAACATGATCATCTAGAGTGTGATCCATATCTTTAAGGACACTCTCCACAAACTCAGCCTCTTTCAAAGCACCTTCAGAATCGTCTGCGGGTTTTACTTTGATTTCTACATCTCTAAGGATCTGTTCTACAGCGTACATAACAGCACCAATAGTACTGTCATTCTCTCTCATCTCTCTGTATTTCTTTACAGCATTTCTACCCTTAAGTTCTGGCAGAAACTCATCAGCACGAAGGATACCCGTGTGAGTGTTAGTACCAGCTACACCGAGGATCTTTTGTGAGGCTGGTTTTGATAGTTTATCTGCCATTATATTACCTTATCTGGTTATACTTTTTTACTCATATGGGCAAGCTTAAGTTCTGGTCTTGCGTAACCATTGAGCATAAGTTCTGTTAAAGCCCAAACACAGGCGTCTAGCCGGTCTGGAGAACCAATAGAACCAAGTGGCTCCCAAGTTCTCATTTGTGTCTCTAATTCATTAAGGTTCTGGCCATCCTCAGGGTTTCTGACGTGATGCACAAGACCTCTTTCATATAGAGCAGAGATAGGTTCAGCCCTAGCGTATTTACCTCTGGAAGCTCTAACAGCTTTATAAGGTACAGTCTCATCTACACCTCGAAGGGTTGTCTTAACCATGTCACCACCTTGGTTGACTTCAGCTACGATCCTGTCAGCTTGGTACTTATGGTATAGCTCTACAGCCTTCTGTGCCCATCCCTCAGGGGATAGTT